GTGCTCTTGTCCTGGAACTACCAGGAAACTTCACTCAAAACGAAGTACATCGGAATAAAAACTTTACTAATACGATATCGTACTCGTAATGTTCTCCGTGAGAAGTGGATCACTCCATTCCCTCCAGAGTCCCCAAATACAAAGGGGTTATCCCGTCGAGAGTTGTGTAGATCAGATGCATGTCTGTACTTTGAATGTATCTGGTACACCATGTAGTTTCGCAAAACATCTGCAATATAAGGACTACAATTAAGATAATCCGTGCAGTTGAGCTTGGATTTCCCTCGCTCGATTGAGTTTGCGAAGACTTTATCTGTCTTCGATGTAAAATGAGATAGATAAAATCCGTCCAACTGGTCAGCATTGTTTGTCGCTCCTATTTCATATTTTGGATCCATTACAAAAGATCCGTGTATGAGTATTTTAAAGGGGTTATTGGAAATGTCACGAATGACAGGCCCAACTGGCAAACTCTGTATATCAACCAGCTGAATCAACTTACGATAGAAATGTCGCCATGTGGAGCACAAATAATAGTCTGTATTCTGTCCGGCCGTTGCTAGTATGTTATTTAGCAAAAGTACATAGTCTACATTCGTAAAATCTCTCGATTTCACGTAGACAGGTCGAACAATACAGCCATTTAATAAGTGCACTCCACAAGATTCGCGATATGGACCATCCCAAAAACTTTTAGAGAGGTTTATCACAAATCCGCAGTCCTGCAACCCACTTACAACTGTAGGTGCAGCAGTTCGAGGGACAATAATATCATCCCCATAAACCGTTACTTTACCAGTGTGACCATGTGTCATCATAGCTGCTTTGGAAACAGCATAGAATATCATAGTTTCTAATGGAAAAGTAAAACCGTTACCCATCCCAGCGACCTTTGCTGCTTCAATAGCAGTACCGTCCGGAAGAAGATGGAAACGCGATCGGCATTCGTCAATTGCGTCAATCCAATCATCCGGTAATAAACGGATCAAATGGCCAAGATGGATAGAATCAGATGCTGATTTTAAATCAATCGTACCAATATCATATGATAATCGATTTTGGTTTATAGATTGATCTTTTGCATCAATTCCAATGCGACGGAGACGTTCATGTATTAATTCACCAAGACCCAGCTGGAAAAACATATTCAGCGAAGGCTCAACGGTTATAGTACGCAAAGACTTGTACGTCTTTGGAACGAATCCAACTTCTGCTCCTGGAGTCTGTACAAACTCCGAACAACCGAAAGAGGTATCATCTAAAAGAGACACCAAACGTGTAGCTTCCCGTGTATAAGTAAGTCGTGCAGATTGATGGATCGCAGTGGCGTTTTTGCCACGACATCCAACTGCCGCATGACTACCTAACCGTGCAGACATCACCCAAGCTTCGTCGCCTGGGAATTCACCAAGAATATTGGCTATGATATCTCTCGCGCAATTTACCAACTCGTGGGGCCAGTTAAACCCACACCAGTCATCAACCATAGGAACTAACTCATCTTCAAACTCTTTATAGGAGCGTAAAGCTTCTTGTTCAAGAACTTTCTGGTCAGTGGCAAAAGGAAACTTCTTAATAGCCTGGCTAATGTACCATGCACCAACTCCGTCAGAAGGACTCCATTCGCGCGAAGCGAGTTGGATATAGTCCTCCTTTGAAATACATTCAACAACATGTTGTTTGTACTCGGAATCCGGCATATGGTCAATAAGTTCAGCTAAGACTCGGTTGCCTGAAACACTTCTTTTTTTGTGTTTCGGCATCTTATTTTTATTTTTAGGCATTAGTATTTATCCTATAGATAAAGAGCTTCTGTTTATCCGATTATTCGAATTCGTTCTTTAGCTTCATCGCTCCAAACACTTCCGTGTTTGTTACAAGCGATGCAACCGCATCACGAAAAGCAGTGGCAACATTGTCATCGCCGTCTTGCGAAGCATTTTCCACTTCACGTGGGAGACGAATATCAATTGTAACAGTACCTGTCACGGTATTGCCATCGGCTAACAGAAATGGTTGAACCAGCTTAATGGTTGACGCTAGCTTACCATTACCACCATCGGCTGCGTTACTAAAAAAAGTAGCGACAGCATTTTGTGAAGTGTACCCAGCAAATTTGTACATGGGTCCATCCGCAGATAGTTTGACTACGCCCTTTGGGTCGGTGCCAACTCGTTGGAAGGTAATAAGTGAAGCGTTTGCCAAGTGATAAGCAAAATTAGATAGGCTCATTGAGGTATCCTCATTAGTGATGTGTTAACGACTCAATTGTCTGAGCATCGCAACTGAATCGGCAGTATGGAGTGGTGACAAGCCACCAAACAATGCAGGAACAAAATCTACAAGTAAACCGTCGGGCAAAAGTGTCCGGGATTTGTACATGTAGTCACCATCTGAACCACCCATTTTAGAACATTTGGGTGTCCAAGCATGGTTAAATAAATATTGTTCATGTCTTGTTTTCGTATAAGAGAAATCATGAACGGTAAGTCCATTCAATGCTGATGAAGCATCTAAGTACTCACCAATGTTCATGAACCAGTTCCCAACAAACGAAAAGGGAACCATCTCCCATATTGTCAGCCCAACATCAGAAAGTCCCCACTCAGTCAGCGTCTTATACTCAGGCGTTATTACCTCAGCAAGCACTGCATAAGTGTGTTTTTGTTCACGGGTAACTGTGAAGTCACCATAGATACGATCTAATGTGCCTATGGGCGTCCGCGTGCCATTAAAGCGTAATACTGTCTTATAGTGTGGTTGATTTTCAATCACACATGCAGAATGCTCTAATAGCCATTTAGGAATACAACGCGAAGCCGCAAATTGCTGCGCAATACCTTCAACATCCATAAGAGTAGGTGTTATACCATATCGGTATCTCATCCATTCATTAGAGATGCGGTCAGGTGCACGCATGAGCCCTTCCTTAGTATACTTTTTCACGCGATCCCAATCACACAAGCTCATCGCTTGCTTGATTTTTCCACGCTTTAGGTAACTAAAGCCTTTCGCAATATCTTTTGCCAAGCCGATAATCAACTCAGCAGTAGAAGCACGCTCCAATAAAGTTAATGCAATTAAGGCCTTGCGGTCTTTTAGCTTTAACAATAATTTCTGTTTCATCTCTGAAGCAAGAAATGGATCGATGTCTTCTGCACCATAAGCCCGCGAAGGGCCTAAAGGGATATTGTAATCGGCGACAGTACGAAATGTTGTTTCAACACTCGCTTCACCACAGTCGTAAGACCAGCCAACGGATTCTTGCTTGCAAGAACCGAATAAAACTGGGCTTTTCACGACTTCTTTTAAAAAGTCACTGTGGCGATATAAATGACCAATTTTACCATTGTCTCTACTTACGATACGTTTTTTGTCGTAATCAGTATGTAGTTTTACACTACTTAAGGACACAGTGGTCCCCGGACACTCAAAATTATTACAACATGAGTGTGCAGTTTGTAAGAACGATCCGTAGGACCGCGACTTGGTAAGAACTGATTGTTTATATGCCGCCATAAAACCTCCTCATATTGAGATGGGGCCGAAAGGTGTACAGATTTGTACAAGGGTGGCACGAAACTATAATAAATTATGTTTCGTAATTTCCGAACAGGTCAAGGATCTCTC